TATATAACGCAAAAACCAAGTGATTTTTAAACACAAAAAAAGGGCAGCCATTTCTGACTACCCCAATTAACCAACTAAACAAAAGTTTTAAATGCCTTCTAACTTCTTTACGTTGTCATATCTGTGTTCTGCATCCATTGCTCTTTTACACCATTTATTTCTTTCTAATTTGTACTCTTGAAGAACCTTATCCCTTGCCTGTGCATCGTGATGCAACCTAGCAACATAAAAAGACATCTCTCCAAGTGCAGTCATTACTGCTTTGATCTCTTCGTTTTCGGGTTTGATCTTATTCCATTTTCTAAGTACTTCGGAACAAAGGTGTGCATTGTTCCAATATTCTGCATCGTGTGTGTTCTGTATCTTGTTCATGCTATTGAAATTAAAGATTTAATTTTAGGGATGACAACCCTTAATTCTTGCTCGTATGTTGAACAATCTTCATCATCGCAATATATAGCCATTTCATCAATATCAAAAATATATTCATAAACACCATCATCGGTTCGCATATATCCATATTCCTCGTATGTGTCGGGATCACTAATTGTTTTCCTTACACAAATAATATCAGCATAAACATCAATGCATCCTACACTCCAAGTAATTTCTTCTGTGTGAATCTCTGAATCACCTATGTGAATGTCTATGGGTTTTAAATCCTTTAGCAACTCTTCTAGTTCTTGATCTGTAAATAAGTCTTTCATTTTGTTTGTTTATTGATTTAAAGGCAAGATACAACAATAAAGTTATAAAACAAAAACTTTATTATCTAACATGATATTTACCCCTATTGGGGTTTTGTAATTGATAGGTAACCGAGTACCTAAGTGCATCAAGAAGGTGATTGTGGGAATCCTGTGGAGTTTTTGATTTACGTTCTAGCCAACAGTAATTGTTAAGTTCTTTGATCAAGTTAACCGAATCTTCTGATACTATTAAATCATAATCTTGAATCAAGGATATTCCATAGGTAATAGAACCTTGTCCTTTTACAGATGCAACTATTTTACTTCCCTTAGATTTCAGTTCATTTATCAATCTAGGTTCTGCACTATCCCCTATTATCAAAGCATCACCTGCGTGTTTTAAATTCAGTTCAGCAATCTGTGATGTGGTTAGATGTTTGATATAAAAACATTCCCTTAGATAAATGATTTTATTTGTTGTGTCAATGTTGGTTTCAATCAGCGTAGATTCATCTGATGCAAATCCATAGTCTTGTCCAAAGACAGAAACCCCTACCTTTTTAAATTCTCCTATTTTCCAATTATCGAAAATTACACCTTCGGCTTTATCTAACCATCCCCCAAGTATTTGATGCTTGTATTTATTGGGGCGTCTTACCTTAATATTGTCTATTTGAGATAGGTAACTTTCTGAAAGGTTTTGAATGTTATCAAGATAGGTTGTGTGGATATATGTCACATCCTCTTTGCTAGTGTTTACCCCCTCCTGTGTTCCTTTGTCTTGGAAGAACCTTTGGTAAATCCAATGTTCCTTGGTTGTTGGGTTTAAGATCAAGATGATCCTGTTTGTTTGAATCTGAGAACGTACAGATAAATCTATCTTATCGAATGTGTCCTCATTGGTTAGTTCTTCAGCCTCATCTAGTACAAATGTAGTGACACCTTGCAATGACTTTAGATTTGCGGTTTGATCACCCGATGATGTTTTTATTCCTTTGAAGATAATCTTTGAACCCGATATTTTATTTTGAATCTCATCCTTTGTTATTTGGAAATGATCAAAAATATTAAGCAGTTCCAACTTCTCTATAAATTCGGGAATGATAGATACATAAGCAGATGTTAAGGTGTACCTACTGAAAAGGATAACGTGTCCTTTCTCATAGGTTAAAAGGCACAACATTAAATTGATGGAAAATGATTTACCACTACCTCTTCCACCTGTTACAATAAAATACCTAGAATCCGCCTTTGATATTGGTGAATACTTCGGGTTTACCTTAATCACTAAATTGAATCAAATCCTTAAAGTTGACATTTAAACCTTCTGTTGCTGATATGTCAATCTTTTCTTTTGGCTTTCCGTATCTGTAATTGAAGTATAATGTCAATGCTCTTGAATCTCCTTTAAGACACATCTCACCTAGTTTCATTACTACCTTGTCCGAATCAATTAATGCATCTAGTTTTTCTATTAACTTTTCTTCATCTGCCTTTTTAGGGCGCCCTGCTCCTTCTCTTGCTCCTCCGTTTTTTTGTCTGCCATCCATAGATTTATTTTTGTTTATTCAATTTATATAATGTTGGTATTTTCTATTATAAAATCCTTTGTCCTTCTGATAAAGAAATTCTGCTCCTTCTTTGTCTTGAAGTTTTTAGGAATACTAATCTCTAATTTGTTGGGATCAGTCTCTGTGAAGTAATCTATTATGTAGTTACCTATTTTTTTAATCAACTTTTTCATATCTCTGAATTACTTTTTTTAAATTTTTAACCTTATTTTCTAGCATGTGTATTTTATCTAGTGTGTCAAGATCGACAGGTGTAAAGTTAAACTGTTTTTCTAACTCTTCAAGTTTAGGATTTTCATCCTTGTACACCTTGTAATAATGATGTGAATGTATGACAGTTGCGTGTGTTATGTTCTTTTTATTTGCCTTAAAGAATAACGCAATATTTGTCCATCTTAGATTCATTTTTTCCCTCAACAAGTAGATTAGTAATGATCTATGGTGAATAACTTCCCTTTTCCTACTATCTTCAAAAACATTAACTCCTGTTTTCTTGATTATTCTATCACTAATTTCCTGTGCAGTCATTTTAAATATCGTTTTACTTCTGTCCAAAATTCTATCTGATATCTATAAGGTAAACCCCATTTAAATATCTCATCTACTAAAATCAAAACTCCTTTTTTTGCGGAATCCTCATCAACACCACATTCGCTGATGTATCTGCTGATTAATTTCTGTGCTTGATCACTTGCGTTTTTTTCTCTGTCTGTCATTTATTTTGTTTTTTATGTCACTTATTACTGCCAATGTGTATATTACTAATATTAATGTTGCTATGTCAATAATTGAAATCACAATTCTTTTTTTAATTTCTCTATATATAACGTTGCATCCATCAATTCTTCTTGAAGATGTGTCAGCCATTCTAAGCCATTTAAATCTTTTCTATCCATAGTTACACCATACTTCTTAATTCCTTCCTCTGAGCGTTGTTTAAACTTGTCTAAAACGCTTTCTAATATACTATCTTTCATATTAATCTGTACAAAATCCTCCTTGGCAACCACTACCTCCACCATAAGTGAAGTCTAATTGTTTACCTACCTTTTTTATTTGTTTAAAATTCATTTCTTTTTTCCATGTGTGTTTTTTTTCTTGATTTGAAAACCATTGCATCTTCAAAGGTTCATCATCCCAATTCTTTCTTAGTTGCTGAACTTGTTTATGAAAACAACCAACACAATTCGAATCTTCGGGAAAATCAATATTACTTTTCATTGCCCATTTATGAATAGGGTAATGAGTAATCTTGTTTTCTATTAAAGGAAAATATCCTTCTCTCCATTCAATTTCTTCCCATTTGTTCCTAGTTTTTCTTTTTCCTACTATTGTCTTAAATGATGTGGTAAATCTATCAGCACGTTCTTTTTCATCGTATCTAAACCCAATTCCCATCTTCACCTTCTCATTAATATTTTTTAGCCACCAATCAAATATTGGCTTTAATTTCATTTCTGTTGTGCAGAATCTCATTAACTCATTTGGTAGTGCTTTTTTCTTTAAAATAACCTCATCAAAACTATTACCCGAAACCCAAGTAATTTCTTTACTTAATACTTGTTCTAAGTCAAACATAACTTTTAATGTTTTATCAGATTCAGCAGTAGCAATAAAATCCAAATCTAATTTATCTGAAACCATTTGAATTAATTTTGAATCTTTGGGTTTACATTTTACATCATCAATTCTAATCAAGGAAAAAATATTATAGTTAGCAGGATAATGAACTGACAAGTAACTACTTGTTTTTCCTCCACTTAAAGAATTAATGGTTTTCATGTGGTTTGTGTAAGTCTATAAAATTTCCAATTATTAAAATTAACGCACTTGCCATTAGTATAAATAAAGCACTTGCTATTTGTTTAACCTTCTCCATTTTCTATCTGTTTAATTAAACCATTTATTTCTTTTTCTAGTATTCTTAACCCTTTAGTTAATCCAACTATTCTTATTTGATCTATGTTTGGATCAAGGATGGCTTTTCTTCTCTCATCTCTTGTCTTTATCTTTTCGCTTAATTGTTCTTTTAAATTCATTCTGTTCTTAGTTTTAAAAGGTTGTAACACTCTATGTACTTCTCCCTTGCTTTGCTCTTGTATCGTTCTTTAAAAAGAAGGTATAACATCTTAGTGAACTGATATTGTGTGTCACAGTCCTTATAATACTTCTGTGCAAACTTGATGCCTTTGCCTTTGAAGTAGTTCACATTATCTGCTGAATCCCCAATTATCATTTGAGTATAAAAGTTTTTTAACGCATCAAATTTAGACACATCTAAAACTTCTTTTCTATTGTACTTATAAATCAATGCGGGGAATTGAAGATAGTCTTTGTCAATACTCACAATCATTACATGATCTCTACCAAACTTTTCTGATAGGGTTTGCCAATAAGTAGCAACCATATCATCTGTCTCTACTCCGTATCCATAAATACCATCATAGGTTTCAGTAACATAATTATGAATATCAGATAGTAGTGGAGGTTTCTGTTGCCCTATTCTATTTGCTTTGTATTTGGGAGTAATCATCTTTCTAAAGTTGCCCTTTGAGTTATTAAAGGTAAACACCTCTGTTACGTTGTACAGATCAGTAAGATCATTTACTATCTTTTGGAATGCCTCATCAAACTTATGAATGACATCATCTAAATCTGTATAGAATGTGTCAATATCATCCTTTGGACGGTAACAACTCGCAAAAATTAAACTATCGGCATCTACTAGTAGTATCATATCTGTGTCTGATTTGTAAATAATCTAGCCAATAGTCAAACCACTTGTTGTATTCTATGTAGTCTCCTGTTGACTTTTTTGCTTTTAAGTATTTATTATAGGC